GATTTGTGAAGGATTCGGTTTCGACGTATGGCCGATCGCCCGCCATGACGGCGCTGCCGGACGTGAAGATGCTGAACAAGATGTCGGAGACGACGATCCGTGCGGCTCAGAAGCAGGTTGATCCGCCTTTGATGGCGCCGGATGATGGGTTTATACTGCCTGTCCGCACGACGCCTGGATCTTTGAACTTCTACCGGGCTGGCACCCGCGATCGGATTGAGCCTTTGCAGATCGGGGCGAACAACCCGCTTGGTCTGAACATGGAAGAGCAACGCCGGATGGCTATTCGCCAGGCGTTTTATGTGGATCAGTTGCTGTTGGCGCAGGGTTCTGCGATGACGGCGACAGAGGTGTTGCAACGGAACGAAGAGAAGATGCGGTTGCTCGGGCCGGTTCTGGGCCGTTTGCAATCGGAGCTGTTGCAGCCGCTGATCTCTCGTGCCTTTGCACTGCTCCTCCGGGCGGGCCTTCTCCCCCCAGCCCCGGAGGAGCTACAAGGTCAGGACATTGACATTGAGTATGTGTCGCCGCTGGCGAAGGCTCAGAAGTTGACGGATCTGCAGTCAATGCTGCGCGGGTTTGAGGTAATGATGCAGGTGGCTGAGATCGCGCCTGTGATGGATTACCTGGATGCCGATCGGCTGGTGCAGTATCTGGTCGAGGTGACGGGCATTCCGGCGCGGGTTATCCGGTCGGATGAAGAGGTTGCTCGTATCCGCCGACAGGCTCAACAGGCGCAGCAGCAGCAAGCGCAGATGGAGCGAGACATGATGCAGAGCGAGCAGGCTAAGAACGTGGCGCCGCTCGTTAAGGCTGTCGGTGGTTTGCCTGGAGTTGTCGCATGAAGCAGATCGATGATCTGAAGTTGGCATACCGGCGCACGTTCAACACCGAAGACGGCCAGAAGGTATTGGCTGATCTCAAGTCGCGGTTTGCGTTTGAGGCCAGCACGTTTGTTCCTGGCGATCCTCACTATTCCGCCTTCAAAGAGGGGCAGCGTGATGCTGTGCTTTTGGTCGTCAGGATGCTCTCCGAAGGTGGGATGAGGGAAAATACATGAGCGAAGAGACAACCCAGGACACTGGATCTCAAGAAGTCGCGACCGCAGCTCCGGCTGCACCTGTCGGGTTCTTTGACAGCCTGCCAGATGATTTGCGGGCTGAGCCGAGCCTGCGTAATTTTACTGATCCTGTTTCGCTGGCCAAGAGCTATGTCCATGCGCAGCGGATGATTGGCGCGGACAAGATCCCGCTGCCAGGCAAGTCGGCCACGGATGATGAGTGGCGACAGGTGTACAAGCGGCTTGGTGCGCCGGAAGATCCGAAGGGGTACGAGATCAAGCTTGGCAAAGACGTGATGCGTGACGCCGAGCTTGAGGCGTTTCGGACTGCCGCGTTTGAGGCTGGTCTGAACGGCAAGCAGGCTGGGCGGATTGCTCAGTTTTTGGAAAGCGCGGTTACTCAGTCGCGTGCTGACCTTGAAAAGAACTCCGAGTCTGCGCGCTATGAGGGCGAGCAGGAGCTGCGCCGTGAGTTTGGCCAGGCGTTTGACCAACAGCTTCAGCTTGCGCACAAGGCGGCTGTCACGTTCTTGGGCAACACTGAGCTGCTTGATACGGTCGAGCTGGCCGATGGCCGGCTGTTGGGTGACCATCCGGCGATCGTGAAGATGTTTGCCAATCTCGCAAAAGAGATTGGCGAGGACAAATTGTTGGGTGACGCAAGCGAGCTTGTAATGACCCCGACAGAAGCTCAGAGCAAGATTTCTGAGATTACTAGACAGGGAACCCCATATTGGGATAAATTCCACCCTGAGCATCGTGCGTATGTCGATGAGGCTCTGCGCCTTAGAGATTACATGTGATGCAGCGGACAATCTTCGGACCCGCACGCCAAGCTTGTGAGACAGGCGGATTGACTGCCCAAGCAGTAAGCCCGACCCCGCTAGGGACAATCGAGCGTAGCACCCTGAAACCTTTGTTGGAGTGAAGACAGATGTCTACTCAAATCACTACGGCATTCGTCAATCAGTTTTCCTCGAACGTCCAGATGCTCTCGCAGCAGATGGGTTCGCTGCTGCGCAATGCGGTGGACGTGGAAACTGTGAACGGCGAAAAAGCCTTCTTCGACCAGGTCGGTAGCGCTGCTGCTGTCCTGCGCACCTCGCGTCATGCGGACACCCCCCTGATTGATACGCCGCACTCGCGTCGTATGGTCACCATGTCGGACTATGAATATGCCGACCTGATTGACGACCAGGACAAGGTTCGCCTGCTTGTCGATCCGACCTCGACCTACTCGCGTGCTGCTGCTGCAGCTATGGGTCGTGCGATGGACGACGTGATCATCTCGGCTGCCCTTGGCACCGCGTTGACCGGCAAGGACGGCGGCACCTCGACTGCTTTCGCCACCTCGACCAACCAGATCGCCGCTGGCGCCACTGGCTTGACGCTGGCGAAACTGATCCAGGCCAAGGAAATCCTTGACGCTGGTGACGTTGATCCGTCGATCCCGCGCTACATCGCGGTCTCGCCGAAGCAGATCACGAACCTGCTGAACAGCACCACGGTTACCTCGTCGGACTTCAACACCGTCAAGGCCTTGGCGATGGGCGAAATCAACAGCTTTGTTGGCTTCAACTTCATCGTCACCAACCGCCTTGGTGTTGATGGTTCGGCTGCTCGCCGTGTCTTCGCTTGGGCGATGGACGGTATCAAGCTGGCTGTTGGCCGTGAGCCGACCGCTCGCATTGATGAGCGTGCTGACAAGTCGTATGCGACCCAGATCTACTATGCGATGACGCTTGGCGCCACCCGCATGGAAGAGAAGAAGGTCGTTGAAGTCCTCTGCACTGAATAAGGAGAAGAGCAATGGCTACTGTTTATTCTGCGCAGCGCACGAACACTCGTGCCAACCCGACCGTCAAGAACAAGGCCAACGAGCTTAGTGGCCGTGTTCGCATCGCGCACGGGACTTATGAGGCTTCCTCGCTGCCTTCGGGCGATGTGATTGAGATGTTTGTCCTGCCGGACGGCGCTCGGCTCATCTCCGGCTTCTTGGCGAATGATGCTCTCGGCTCCTCGACCACCCTGTCGGTTGGTTATGGCGCCCACAACAACGCTGCTGGCACTGCTGTGTCGCTGTCGGCTGCCGCCTACCTGGCTGCCACTTCGACCTCTTCGGCTGCTAAGACCACGATCCTTGCCACTCTGGCTCTGGGTTCTGGCACTGAGGTTGATGCCAACGCAAACGGCATGCCGGTCACGGTGACGCTTGGCGGTGCTTCCGCCACCGGCACCATTGAGCTGACCATCATGTACGCTCTGGACTAAAAAACTAAGGGGGCGGGCAACTGCCCCCTTACCACCACAAGGGGCGATCCGATGGCAAGTACAGTTGATATTGCGAACTACGCGCTCAACATGATCGGGGCCTCTAATATTTCCAGCTTCGATGAAAACAGCAAAGCAGGGCGCCTGGTCAACCAGCGCTATGGATCTGCCCGTGATGCTGTGTTTCGATCACATCCTTGGAATTGCCTGATCCGCCGCGCTGAGCTGGCCCAAGAGACCCAGGCTCCCGTATTCGGGTACACCTACCAATACGCCTTGCCGACCGACCCGTACTGCTTGCGGGTTCTGGAGTTTAGCAACGGCTCGTTGTCCTATCCGCAAGACAACATGTTCTCCAATCGTGGAGGCCCGGTGTTTGTCATTGAGGGGCGTAAGCTTCTTACGGACGAAGGCACGGCTCGGATCAAATATACTGCGCGAGTGACTGACCCGCAGGAGTACGATGCCAGCTTGGTTGAAGCTCTGGCTGCGCGTCTGGCGATGGAGATCGCCTATGCTGTTACTGGATCGACCACGGTCGTGCAGCTCGTGACGGCGCTCTACGATGAGAAGCTGCGCGAGGCTCGGTTTGTTGATGCGACAGAAGGTGCGCCGCAAAAGATTGAGGCAAGCGACTTTATCGAATCGAGGTTCTGATGGCTCGTTCAGCACCGGCTCTAAGCGCATTCACAGCAGGTGAGATCTCGCCCCGGCTTGAGGGCCGGATCACGCTTGAGAAGTACAGAGAAGGCTTGTCTGAGCTGACCAATATGGTGGTTATGCCGCATGGCGGCGTGACCCGCAGACCAGGCACTGAATTCTTGGGCGAGGTTAAGAACAGCGCAGCCAAGGCCAGGCTGATCCCGTTTCAGTTCAAGACGACCGACACCTACATCTTGGAGTTTGGGCCTGAGACCATGCGGGTTTACCGCAACGGCCTGCAGGTTCTGACAGGCTCGGCCAAGACGATCACGGCTGTGACGAAAGCCAACCCCGGTGTGATCACGTCCAACTCGCACGGTTTCAGCGATGGTGACGAAATCTACATTGAAAGCGTTGGCGGCATGACCGAGCTGAATGGCCGGAACTACATTGTTGCCGGCGCGACGACCAACACCTTCACGCTGAAAGATCTGTTCGGTGTGAACATCAACACCACATCCTTTACGACCTACACGTCTGGCGGCACGGCTGATAAGATCTACCAGATCTCCACCCCATATGTTGAAGCGGATCTGTTTCAGCTTCGGTACGCGCAATCGGCTGACACGATGTACATCGTGCATCCCAGCTACGACATTCGGATCTTGGGCCGGACAGGATCTGCCGCGTGGACGCTCACCACGGCTTCAATCACAGGTACGCCCAGCCCAGCGTTGAGTGGATCAAACGATCGCCCCAGCGTTGTTGCCTTCTTCGAACAGCGCTTGGTGTTTGGTGGATCAAACAACAACCCGCAGACCCTGTGGTTTTCGAAGAACGGGAACTACCTGAACTTCACGATCGGCTCGGCGGCTGATGACGCACTGATCTACACGATCGCGTCAAGCCAGATGAACGCGATCCGATACATCTCGGCAACTAGGGTTTTGACCGTGGGAACGGCTGGAGGCGAATATGTCGTCACGGCCACCAGCGCTGGACCGATCACGCCGACAACGACCTTGATCCGCAAATACTCAAACTATGGCACGTCGGCCATTGAACCAGTTCAGGTCGCAGATGTGACGTTGTTTCTGCAACGCGGCAACAGGAAGATCCGAGAGCTGAAGTACGTCGGCGATCTCAACGCAGATGCCTACACGGCCCCCGACATGTCGATCTTGGCCGAGCATATCACTGAGGGCGGCGTAACTCAGTTTGCCTACCAGCAAGAGCCTGACAGCGTTATCTGG